GTTCGAACAATTCAGCAATCAGATAATCTAGTATGGCAATCGTTACATGGTAATCCCTCAGGAAACCCATTAACAACAGAATTTAATTGTACCGTGAACTTTTTATATCACTGGTATTGTTTCAGGAGAATAACAGGGAAACCTGGACTGAGAACATTTCATGAAGAAATGAGATTAGTTGCCTTTGGAGATGATGCTATATATACAGTTCAGGACGTTAAAAATATAACATTTGAGAAAATAGCTTTTTATATGAATGAATTAGGACAAGAATACACCAATGCAGCCAAAACAGGACAAGAGAGTGCTTTAACCTCTCTAAATGAATTAAGCTTCTTAAAAAGAAACTTTTCGTTATGCGAAGAGATGAATTCGGTTGTTTTAGCACCGATCGAAACAGATTCGATCGAGGGACAATTTAATTATTGTTCTTACAACCAGGATGCTTTTGATATTTTAGAGGATAGTTACGATAATGCACTTGTGGAGGCTTGTATGGTAGGAAAAGATTATTTTACGGAGTTTGAATCTAAGATGTACCCCAAATATTTGGAATTACATAAGAGATACAACCCCACCAGACCTTACGTACGACATACTTTTAGAGATACAAGAATTAAGCTTTTAGGTAAGCTTACCAAATAAAACCTAAAAACACCCCCCCCTTTATTTTTCATAGCCAATTCTCACTGATAATAAAGCGATTAATTACCGTTAGTAATTATTAATATAGGAGTAACATTCCTATATTTCTTAAAATATGTTCAAGACACAACACAGAAAATAGTCAGCGGTGACGTCGGAAGCGTCAAAACGGAAACGAACCCAGCAAAAGAAAACCCATCGACCATCACAACGAAAAAGGAAGTAATTAAAACAACACCCACAAAAATTATTAAAGAAGAATTACCAGTTTCAAATAAATTCTCAACATCAGAAGATAATAGATTAGGTATTTTAACAGAAGCGGAAAATTCTAAATTATTTGGAAGATCAACAGTAAAAGTAAATTCACCTGATGGAATGGTGGAAGCCATTAAAATGTTTGATCAACCAATACATCAATCTTTAGTAGATATGCTTGATGGCTATGATGAACCACCGGGTGTCACGTGTTATGATTATACATCCACAACAATGAGTGCATTACATACCACAGATTGGAGACCCAAGGTTCCTTATAGACAAGAATATCATATGAAGATGTTTAAGTATAGTAGAGCTGATATGTTAGTCAAAATTTCAATAAAAGCTATTTTAACCCACTCAACTAGATATCTTATAGGTTGGGCTCCTGAGAGTAGTTTTAGTACAGAAAGGACAGTGTATTTTGAATGGAGTCCATCTGAGATGAATACAATTTATTTGTTATTCCCTTGGACTTCTCCTTATCCAATGTTACCTGTTACCGAATTCAATAACTCTACTCTCGGAGATAGAGCTAAATTATTTGGATTTTTATATGTTAGACCAGTAGGAGGAGATACAGGTAAATTAATTGAAAGTGTAGCCGTAGATAATTGTTTAGTAAATGTTAAAAATTATATTAGATCCCCCATCAAGAAATCAAGTGAAAAAGAAATTAAAAAGAAAGATTCATTAGTTGGTTTATTTAATGGAGTAGCAGAACGTTTTAAAGTACCAGTAGGAACGAAGGGAGTTTTTAATATGATGAATCTACAAAATTTAAGTGAACGTTTAGTTGGAAATGCAGATGAAGCAGTAACTCTCAGACTTAGAGATTTAACTTCAGGAACAGATAGATTACTAAGAGATTTTCTTATGCAACGAATATTTACAAAACAAGGAGTACAGAGTAGAATAACGACACAAGCTTTTAAATGGAGCACTTCGGCTGGCGAAGTAGATATTGAAGATAAATCATTTACAATAAAACCAGGGTTTATAGGAGCTATAGCCATCTCAGGTTGTGCTTTAACAGCTAAATACCCTTATCCAGTAGAAGGTAATTATGATTACCAAATTAAATTATTCAAGGATCAAACAGAAATTAAGAACGCTTTTGCCCAACTTTTAAAATTGGAAGGAGCCGGAACACTCGATGGTGTATCCAATATCAAACCAGATGTTGGAGCCAATGATGGTTTCTTAGAAGCAGGAGACTATACAATGAAATTAGTATTTAATGTTGGAGCATCGATTAGTTTTAATTTGTCTTTAATCACCTTTGATACAGGTGAAATTTTAGAAGCACAGCAGACAGGAAATGATTTATTATTAGACCCAGGAGAATACGAGATTTATAGAGAATCCAAAGATACATGTACACATGAGGATATTTCACTGAATTATTCTGTTTCAATATTAGATATAGAGGATAAGATTTCTAAAAAGAAACCTAGATATGTTTTTGAGGAACAAATGAATATTCCTTTGATTAATGATCCCGACACTAACAAAACACATACTACAGTAAAACGAGATGGAAACTTAGCTCCACCTCACCCAGCTAAAGAGCAACCACGTTTAAAAATTAATGGATATAATAAAACTAATCAGAAAGTAGAAGTAAGTAGATATCATTTAGTAGCAACAACCCCTCAGCAGGAGTATTTATGGGAACCATCAACAAGGACCCCTCAATTATGTAATGCCAATTATTCGAGGCATAAATTTTTAACCAAATATCCGATGATTCTTATCACAGCTAATTCAGCTATCACAGTGTCAAAGAAAATTAGAATAACCCAAATTCCGTTGGATGAAGATTACGATGAAGAACAATCATGGCAGTTACCAGGTTTAGAATGGGATATCAAGGACGGACCATTAGAAATTGAACCATATTGGGATGTTAACGTAGCAGCAATAGAAATAGGAACAGATAATTTATTTAGTGTTTTACCACGCTTTAAAGTAAGTGATATTGCAACAACAGCAGCGGATGCACCATCTAATACTAACGTAACGTACAGTGTTTTCATAAAATTTAGAGAAAATAGTTTTTCATGTATTAGATCAGTAGAACAAGCAATTTATTCCCCAGTTTTTGAGGAACAAATGAATACAGTAGAATCAAACGGAGGAACTCAATTTCAGGGAGATATATCTAAAGCCAATGGAGATGTTGGGAAGGAGAC